AAGGTGGTACCCATATCGGTTAATTACCCCTTCTTTTTCAAACCGATTCAGGACGGTATGGACAGACCAAAAACCGAGTTGGCGTACCGAGTACCAGCCAGTAAATTCACGAGGCGTAAGATCCTCGCAAACGAACCACAGGAACAGTTACAGGGATTGGACACCACCATCGACTGGAAGAACACAGGTGATAACTCCTACGACGGTGAGAAACTCAAACTCCTCGTACATGACGAATCGGGTAAATGGGAAAGGCCGAACAACATCCTCAACAACTGGCGTGTTACAAAAACAACATTAAGATTAGGTAGTAGAGTTATAGGTAAATGCATGATGGGATCTACGAGCAACGCTCTAGACAAAGGTGGTGATAATTTTAAAAAACTATATTATGACTCAGATGTTACAAAAAGAAACGCCAATGGACAGACTCGCTCAGGACTATATAGTTTGTTCATACCTATGGAATGGAACTACGAGGGATACATCGATTCTTATGGCGTACCTATATTCGAAACACCAAAAGATGAAAAATACGGGCCACACGGTACTAAAATAGATCAAGGTGTTATAGAGTATTGGCAAAACGAAGTTGATGGTTTAAAGCAAGATCAAGATGCTTTAAATGAGTTTTACAGACAGTTTCCAAGAACAGAACAACACGCTTTTAGAGATGAGGCAAAAGCATCACTTTTTAATCTAACAAAAATATATGAGCAAGTAGATTTTAATGAAGATGTTAAAAATAACAAGTCTATAACTATAGGTAATTTCGCTTGGTTAAATGGACAAAAAGATACGCAAGTTGTATTTTACCCAAATAAAGATGGTAGGTTTCATATATCATGGATACCTCCTAGATATTTACAAAATAAAGTAATATTAAAAAGAGGTTATAAATATCCTGGTAATGAACATGTTGGTGCATTTGGTTGTGACAGCTATGATATATCAGGTACAGTAGACGGTAAAGGATCTAATGGATCTTTACATGGTTTAACTAAATTTAGTATGGAAGACGCACCTACTAATTGTTTCTTTTTAGAATATATAGCTAGACCACAGACTGCTGAGATATTTTTTGAAGACGTACTTATGGCTTGTGTTTTTTATGGCATGCCATTACTTGCTGAAAATAATAAACCTAGACTTTTGTATCATTTTAAAAGAAGAGGTTATAGAGGATTTTCTATGAATAGACCTGATAAATTAAAATTATCTTTAACAGAAAGAGAGATAGGTGGTATACCAAATTCTAGTGAAGATATGAAGCAAGCACACGCTGCGGCTATAGAGACATATATAGAAAACAATGTAGGTTTAACACCTAATGGATATGGAAACATGTATTTCCAAAGAACATTAAACGACTGGGCTAAATTTAATATTAATAACAGAACAAAGCATGACGCTTCTATTAGTTCTGGTTTAGCTTTGATGGCTTGTAATAAAAATAGATATAGACCATCACCTGAAAAAACTTTAAAATCTGTTAATTTAGGTATTAAAAAATACAACAATAAAGGAGAGATTTCAAAAATAATACAATAGATGAATATATATACAAATCCAAATAGCTCCTTTCCTAGTCAGGTAGTACCAGACGAAGAAAAGAACAGTTGGGAATATGGCCTGAAAGTTGCTCAAGCTATTGAAGGCGAGTGGTTTCGTGGAGATAGAGGCTTAGGCAATGGTGGTAGATTTGGTAATAACTGGCAATGGTTTCATGATTTAAGATTATATGCTAGAGGTGAACAATCTGTACAAAAATATAAAGATGAGTTGTCAATAAACGGTGACTTAAGCTATTTAAATTTAGACTGGAAACCTGTTCCTATTATACCTAAGTTTGTAGATATTATAGTTAATGGTATGGCTCAAAGAGTTTATGATATAAAAGCATATGCTCAAGATCCAGAATCTGTGCAAGAAAGAACTAAGTATGCAGAAGCTATAATGCGTGATATGTACGGTAAAGACTTGTTGATGGAAACACAGGAGAAAACAGGTATGAACTTTTTTAATGTTGCAGATCCTGACGCTTTACCTGGTTCACAAGAAGAATTAGATTTACATATGCAGCTTAATTATAAGCAAGCTGTAGAAATAGCTGAGGAAGAGTTAATATCAAATGTATTTGCTAAAAACAAATATGATTTAATAAGACGTAGAGTTTTAAATGATTTAGTTACAATAGGTATAGGTGCTTCTAAAACTGAGTTTAATAAATCTAATGGTATACAAGTTGAATATGTAGACCCTGCAAACATGGTTTACTCTTACACAGAAGATCCTAATTTTCAAGACATATACTATGTTGGTGAAGTAAAAGCAATTACATTAGAAGATTGTAAGAAATTGTTTCCTTGGTTAACGCCATCTGATTTAAAAGAAATTGAAAAATACCCAGGTAATGCTAATTACCAAAGAAGGTATTATGGTCAAGATGATCAGTATAATACTGTTAATGTTATATTTTTTGAATATAAAACATATCAAAACCAAGTATTTAAAATTAAACAAACTGATCAAGGGTTAGAAAAAGCTTTAGAAAAAACAGACGAATTTAATCCGCCAGAAAGTGATAACTTTGACAGAGCTCATAGAGCTATAGAAGTTTTATATAGTGGTGCTAAAATACTAGGTCACGAAAAAATGTTAAGATGGGAGCTAGCTAAAAATATGACTAGACCTAATTCTAATTTAACTAAGGTTAATATGAATTATACTATATGTGCTCCTAAAATGTATAAAGGTAGAATAGAATCTACCGTAAGCAGAATTACAGGTTTTGCTGACATGATACAAATAACACATTTAAAACTACAACAAGTGTTAGCTCGTATGGTTCCGGATGGTGTATTTGTAGATGTAGATGGCTTAGCAGAAGTTGATCTAGGTAATGGTACAAATTATAATCCTCAAGAAGCTTTGAATATGTACTTCCAAACTGGTAGTATTGTTGGTAGAAGTTTAACACAAGAAGGTGATCCTAACAGGGGTAAAGTACCTATACAAGAATTACAAACAAGTAGTGGTAATGCTAAGATAGGTAGTTTAATTCAAACGTATCAATATTATTTACAAATGATACGTGATGTGACCGGATTAAACGAAGCAAGAGACGGTAGTCAACCTGAAAAATATTCTCTTGTTGGTTTACAGAAATTAGCTGCGGCAAACAGTAATACAGCTACAAGACATATTTTACAAGCAAGTTTATTTTTAACATTAAGATGTGCAGAAAATATAGCGCTTAGAGCTGCTGACGCAATACAATTTCCGTTAACTAGACAAGCATTGATAGATTCTTTATCAAGATATAACACTGGTACTCTTGATGAATTAATTGACAAACAGCTTCAAGAGTTTGGTATTTTCTTAGCATTAGAACCAGACGAAGAAGAAAAAGCACAATTAGAGCAAAACATACAAGTTGCTTTGCAAGCTCAATTAATTAGATTATCTGATGCTATTGATATTAGACAGGTAACTAATTTAAAGCTAGCTAATGCTATGCTTAAGTTAAGTCAGAAAAAGAAAGCTGAAGCTGATCAAGCTGCAGCACAGCAAAACATGCAGGTTCAAGCTCAAGCAAACGCTCAAGCTTCAGAACAAGCATCGTTAGCAGAAATGCAAAAACAAGAAGCTTTAACTCAATCTAAAGTTCAAATAGAACAAGCTAAGTCTCAGTTTGAAATACAACGTATGCAGACAGAAGCTAATATTAAAAGAGAGTTAATGGCTCAGGAGTTTGAGTATCAAATGAAACTAGCAGAAGCTAGAATTAAAGCTGAATCTTTTAGAGAAAAAGAAATAGAAGATAGGAAAGATAAAAGAACTAGAATATCTGGTACACAACAATCACAATTAATTGATCAGCGTAACAACGATACTTTACCTAAAGATTTTGAAAATCAAGGTATAGAAACAACGGGTGGTAATTTAAATACACCGGTTTAATTATTTAATTATATTATATATGGAAAAAGAAGTAAAACAAGAAGGTGAGTTTAGTTTAAAAAATAAAAAAACTAAACCAAAACAACTGGGCAAAAAAGATAATGCGCCTGTAAAAGTAGATCTTACTAAAAAAGAAGAACCTACTGATCAAGGAGCTGTTATCCCAGAAGTAACTAAGGTAGAAATTAAAACAGAAGACAATGCCGTTTCAGAGCAAAAAGCAGGAGAACTGGTTGATGATAAACAAACCGGAGATATACCTAAAGTGGAAGAACAAGTACAAGAGCCCAACTCGGATGTTGAGCTTCCAATCGAGCAAGTCTCAGACGAAGAGCTAGAAACTGAAGTAAATAAAGTAGAGCAACAAGTAAAAGAGGCTAAAAGAGATGAGCAAATAACTGGTAAACCTTTACCTGAAAATATAGAAAAACTAGTTTCTTTCATGGAAGAGACTGGTGGTGATATACAAGACTATGTTAGATTGAATTATGATTATTCTAATGTAGATAACAATACTCTGCTAAAAGAGTATTATAAAAGAACACGTCCTCACTTAGCTGATGACGAAGTCAGTTTTCTTTTAAATGATAATTTTTCTTACGACGAAGAAGTTGATGAAGAAAATATTGTTAAGAAAAAGAAAATTGCATATAAAGAAGAGGTTGCAAAAGCCAAAAACTTTTTAGAAGATGCTAAAAGTAAATATTATCAGGAAATTAAGTTAAGACCTGGTGTTACTCAAGATCAACAAAAAGCTATGGATTTTTTCAACCGCTACAATGAGCGTCAAGATGTAGCCAAACAACAGCATCAGGATTTCGTATCAAAAACAAAAGAAATTTTCAACGATGAATTTAAAGGTTTTAATTTCAAGCTTGGAGATAAAACGTTTAGATATAAAGTTAAAAATCCTAATGCCATTGCAGATAGACAATCTGATGTTAACAACACTATAGGGAAGTTCCTTGATGGTGATGGTAACGTGGTAGATGTCAGTGGCTATCATAAGGCTATATATGCTGCAGAAAACGCAGATACTTTAGCACAACATTTTTATGAGCAAGGCAAAGCCGATGCTATTAAAGATGTAATGGCTAAGTCTAAGAACATAGATGACACACCTAGAAAAACTTCTAGTGGTGAAGTATTTGTTCAAGGAATAAAAGTAAAAGCGTTGAGCGGTGTTGACTCTAATAGATTAAAGATCAAAAAGATCAAACTTTAACTTTTAAAAATTAATAATAATGGCAAATTTAGTAAGTCCTTTGTTTGGGTCTATTATACCCTCACAAAAACAGGAAGTTCTGCAAAGTAACTATTTACAGTTTACTGATAAAGCAGGCGACAATTTCTCTGATTTTGCACAGCAGTATCTACCAGAAATCTACGAACAAGAAGTAGAAAGATATGGAAACAGAACTTTATCTGGATTCCTAAGAATGGTCGGTGCTGAGATGCCGATGACGAGTGACCAAGTAATCTGGTCTGAACAAAATAGATTACACATTGCATATGAAGGTTGTACAACAGGTGGTGCTGGTACTAAGACTATTGATATTCCAGTAACTGCTGCAGGTGTTGTACCAGCGGTTGTTAACGTAATTTCAGTTGGACAAACAATCGTAGCAATGGATGACGTAGGAGCAGAAGTAAAAGGTATTGTTAGTGCAAGTAACACTAACGGTACAATTACAGTTGAGCCTTACGACGCAGTAGATCTTAACGCGCTTAACGCGGCTGGAGGTGCTGTAAAAATCTTTGTATATGGTTCTGAATATGGAAAAGGATCTTCAACTCCAAATGCAGTTATTGGTGCAGGTGGAGCTATCGACGGTGTATTAAGCATCG